CGCGCGCACACGCGGTTGATCTGGTGGTAAATCGTGTTTGGGTTACAGCGCACGACCGGCCCGGACTTGTCCTCGACGGCCTCCAGCGCGGTGAGCAGTTCCGGTATCATGATAGGGATCGTGCGTGTGGAAGACCGGTTTTTGTTGGACGCCTTTTGCTGCGGCCGCTGATCCTCGCCGATGACGACCGCACCGGATACGCGGATCGTCTTTGCGGTCAGGTCTATGTCCGACCAGTTAACCGCCATGATCTCCGATCGGCGGAGGCCGTGCAGCGCCAGCAGCGCTGGAATGGCAAACGGCTCGTTTGCAACGTCTGCCACAAAGATTCTGATTTGCTCCGGGTCGAGCCATTGGCGTTCGTTCGGCGGCACTTGCGGAAGCGTTACCTTGGGCACGTCGTACCCGCCGAATTTCAGCGCGGCCGCCACCATCATCCACGCATTTTTCAGCGTCTTGGGCTTCACGCTTTTCGCCTCGGCGCTTACAATCGCCTGCCAGTTCGCGATCTCGCGGACTGGCTTTTTCATTTGCGCGGTAAACCGGTTTCGCGACATGGATTTGTATTCCCGGATTGTTGACGGCGACAGCACGCCACGCTTTGCGTCGATGTATGCCGTCAAACACTGCTCCAGCGTTTGTGCGCTCTTGCAGGGGAGGCGCTTCCCATTGCGATAGTCCGCCTTGATCTTTTCCGCCTGCCGGATGCACTCCGTCCGCGTTGCCGCCGACACCGGCACGCTCTCTCCGCCGAGGCGCATCTGGATAAACCACGTCCCGCTTTTTAACTTTCGCGGCTCTGGCACTTTCATCGCGTGTTATCACCGCCTATTAGCGCGTCCGGCACCGGGTGCCATTCTCGATATGCGGCAAACATCTCGGAATAGTCCTGTGGCTCAATTTCTGTAAAAACAGGATGATTCTTTTCCGCGTAGTATTCCCGGGCCGTCGCACAATAGTGCTCTAAATCGCTGTCCGCAAGGTCAAGCAATTCCTGCGCCCGGTCAACCGTTGCCTCGGCGGCGGCAAACCGCTCCCGCTCCCGCTGCAGCTGCATTGTTTGCAGGGCTAGCAGCGCGGCCAGAACAATGCACACGGCTGCCAGCAAAACAATTACCGCCTTCCTTGGCACCCGCTTGCGCTGTATTTCCGGCGTGGCATTCTGATAATTCACAACGCTTCCCCCTTTTTGCATATTGTTTTCCGCCTGTGACACAATACCGCAAGCGGCTTGCACCATCAAGATAGCACAGCTTTCCGCTTTCTGCAACAAAATCCCCGAAAACGGAAATTTTTCGGCCGGAATACCGGCCAAAAACGACACGCAGCCGCAAAAATGTGGTAAGGTAGTGCCAATATGCGGAACAACGTACGTTACTATAGATTATACAAGGGCGTAAGTCAGCGCTGGCTTGCGCAGAAAGTGGGGTGCAGCCATAGCACACTAGGGGCAATCGAACGCGGAGAAAGCGCGCCCAACGTATACCTTGCGATGCGGATCGCGCGGGCGCTGGACGCGACAGTAGAAGAACTATGGAGGGAGAACCATGACAGATGAGCAATGGACGGCGTACTTACGGGCGGAGATCGAGCGGCTGCTGGATGAAGCAAGCGAACAAAAGCTGCGGCTGACGCTGGCACTGCTGCGCGCAGCGTAAAGAAAAACAGAATAGCAAAGAAAGAGGAGCAGGAACTCAATCCTGCTCCTCGTTCTTGTTTTCCGCGGTGATTTGCCGGGCAAAGTCCTCGATGTCGGCCCAACGCTCTTCCGGGAGACGGGCCAGCGCCAGAAGGAAACGGCGCTTAAAGTCGTCGCCTTCACCAATGGTCGCTCGGCCGACGAAGTCCATGATCTCTTCGTCGCGCGTGGTCGCCGTAAACATCTTGCCATCACCGGTACGAAGCCAATGTTCATCGACGTGGAACTCGCGGCAGATGGAGACGATAGAGGAATCGGGCGGGTCATTTCTTCCGGATTCCCATTGCGCGACCGTATTTCCCTTCACGCCAATTTCGGCGCCGAACTTCTCCTGCGTCATATCAAGCTCCCTGCGCAGCTTCTTGATACGGGTGTTCATTGTTTCACCGCCTTTCTGCAATGCAAATTATAATCCGCGATCTTCTCAATGTCAACAGAACACTTTCACAGAAACAAAAAAATTCGCAAAAACACCAAAAAACATTGACAAACTTGTTTTTGAGAAGTATAATACTCACAGAAACAAGCTCACACGCGGATGCAACACATAGATGTGCAAAGGAGGTGAACACTATGGAGATCATCAAAATTGCGCCGGAAACGCTGGAAGCGCTGCAAAATGCGCCGTGCGCGCAGCCGCCGCACCCGCTGCCGATGGCAGAGGTGGGCGAGGCAGTAAAGGACGCGACAGAAGTCTGGGGCTATCTTTCCGCGGCAAATGCCCCGAAGGAGACGCGGCGCGCGTTCGAGCGCGTGTGCGAGCGTGCTGGAGTACCGTACATCATCGATAAAGCGGGTCGTTGAGCCGTTCCTCCGTTTCCGCAATCAACTGTTTCAGCGCCGTGACGGCGCAGCGGTGGCAGACGTCGGAACCGTCTGCATCGTCGCAGTAGTTCGGCATCGGCGTGCCGTCCTCGCTGACATTGAAGAAAAACATATGCTTTCTGCCGAGATCCCGCGGGCAGGAAACACGCGTGTATGGCTGGTTCATTTGCTCACCTCCTTCACGCGATTTTCACCACAACATTACCACAAAATGACGAATCCCGCAACGGAAAGGAAGTGATCCCATGCTGACGAAGAACGAGCAGAAAACCATCAAGCGGCTGGCGGCCGTGATGCAGAACATGGACGACATGCAGAAAGCACAGCTCTGTGCCTTTACGGAAGGTTTGGCGATGGCACTGGAGCGCAAAGGCGCGTGAGGCGGCTTTATTTGCCGTCTCCGCCCTTCTTGCCCTTGCCGGAATGCCCGTCTGCTCACCCGCGGAACCAGAATGGAACCAATCTGGAACCAGAATGGAACCGCAGTATAGAGTAGAAGAGGTTTAGTAAAGGTTTAGGAAAGACAAGAAGAGATTTAGTTAAGGCTAGGGGGTTGCGCGCGGGCGCGAGCGCCGCGGCGCACATCCCAGAAACGAATTTTGACAAAGGAGAATCCTCATGGAGAAAGAACGCACCGTCGCAACAAACGAAGCGGACGCCGCCATTGAGGCGGAGATCGCGCATCTGAGAGCGGACGAGTATGTCCGGCTCGCCAAGCGCTACGAGTACGCGCGTACCCGCCGCAAGCAGTATCTGTACCAGCTCCGCTACTACCAGAAGAAAGGCCGGGAGCTTGCCGCCCTCGGCGTGACGATGGACAACCTTGACGAGATGCTGTGTAGCTCGGAGGAGGCGTGACTCATGCCGAAATTGAGAAAACGCGCCAGCCGCTACGATCAACTGCAGGCGCTGCTCTATGGGCAGCTCCGGATGCACGGCACGAAGCCGGAGGATCTGCTCGGCTGCTGCCGCGAGACGGCGTCGAAGCGCCTGCGGGACATCGACCGTATGCCGGTCGGCGACCTGCTCGCGCTCGGGCGAGGGCTTGACATTCCAATCGCCGACCTCCGCGCGGCAATCAGGTATCAGTAAATGGTGAGAAAGGGGAAACAACATGGAAGATAAGATCATTGCCTACAAGGGCATGAACAGCAAGATGCAGTGCCGTGGAATGCAGTATGAAGTTGGCAAAGAATTTTCGGTCGGCGGCGACATCGAATGCTGCGGCAACGGGCTGCACGCGTGCGAACGTCCGCTGGATGTGTTCGGCTACTATGCGCCGGGGACGGGCGCGCGCTACTTCCGCGTCACGCAGAGCGGCGACCTTGCGCGCGATGACGACGACAGAAAGGTGGCGTCGCGCAAGATGCGCGTGGATGCAGAGATCGGCATCCCCGGTCTTGTCAAAGCGCACATTGAGTACGTAAAAGCGCACACAACGACGGAGCACACCGACCCGGAACGTGCTACCGCCGGAGACAGTGGCGCA